CAGACGTTGGCCTCAAAGTGGACATCATCCGCTCCCTCTTGCGCTTGCAAGTGGAAAACCCAACCGAGTATATTTTTACGCTCAAAGAAGTGTTAGAGGGGATGCACAAATGAAACCGCGCCGGGTAAAATTTCCGTTTCCTGTTTGTTTCGTTTCCGGGTTTAACATCCGCCACGGCGTTGCGTTAAGTGCCCGCGCTGGCGTGTGGCTGGTGGACTGCGGCCGCGAGCGTTTGCACGTTTGGCAAGATGATATTTTTTTTAGCACTGCCGATGCGCAGCGCGCGATAAATTCTTTGCTAAACTAAAAAAAGATTTTGGGCCAAGATAGAAAAATGCTTAAAATATAAGGGTTATTTTTTCAAAAAAATACTTGACTTTATATAAAAAACTTTTATACAATGTCCGTTATCTGGGGCGCACCCCGCGTGCGCATGTTGTAAAAAATTTGCTTGCTTTAACGCTCTAACTGTTTGCGATTTCGCAAATGGGTGGAGCGTTTTTTTATGGCACAAAAACCAGTGGCCGACAATTTGCCGCAAGTGATTAGCGAAGTACAGCAAAGTGCGCTGGAACTTTTGGCTAATCCCGCGCCTAAGGCAAACCCGCAAATGTGCCTGTTTGAGGAACTGGCCGACTGGAACGAACACTACCAACGCAAACACCCCAAAAATAAAGCCGGGCTTACCGTGAACCAGGAAGTATTCGCACGGTTAGTAGCCGCCGGGCTTACCAAAACCGAAAGCTACCTGCAAGCATACCCAAATTGCAAAACCGAAAATTTAGCAACCGTCTATCCCAAAGCATCCCGTTTGGCAAAAGAGGATAAGGTTAGGGCAAGAATTGAGGCCGTGAAAAAGGACATTGCCGAGCGTGCCTTAATGCCTACGACGGAGTATTTCTCTCACTTGAACGACGAAATTAGAAAAGGGGGCAAGGAAAAGGGTGTAGCCCTTAAACTTGTGGCCCAAATTAAGGGACTTTTGCAAGCCGAGAAAGGACAGCCCGGCTCCGCCGAAGCCCCGTTTGTGATTTGCTATGAACAACGCGAGGTAGTGCAAAATGCCACCAAACCAAAAAATTAAAGTCCCCTCTGTCTATACCAAGCGTTACCCGCAAAACGAAGTGCACGAGGCACTGGCCACACACCGCTTTAACGTGCTGGTAACACACCGCCAAATGGGCAAAACTGTGCTGGCTATTAACGAGCTAATCGCACGCGCCGTAAAAAACCCGCTGCCCGGCGGACGGTATTTTTACATTGCCCCGCAGTTAAAGCAAGCTAAACTCATTGCCTGGGACTACCTAAAACATTACATTTCCCCGTTCCTTTACGTGCAAGCTGGCATGAGCGTTCGCCAGGCCGTAACCATAAACGAGAGCGAACTTAAAGTAACTTTCAAAACACCAAACGCGCCTTACATCCGCATCCTGGGAGCCGATAACCCCGACGCCCTGCGCGGCACGTATGCCGACGGCGTAGTGCTGGATGAGTACGGCGACATGAAGCCAAACGTATTTAACGAAATTGTGCGCCCGATGCTGCTTTCCCGCCACGGGTGGGTACTCTTTGCCGGAACACCTAAGGGGCAAAACCAATTCTACAACACTTTCCAATTAGCCAGTAAAAACTTCCACGAAAACCCACAGGGCGACTGGTGGTGCGGACTTTACCGCGCAGACAAAACCCACGTCATCCCCGAGGAGGAACTGGCCCAAATTAAAGCGGACACGCCTGTAAATATCTTTCGCCAGGAATACCTTTGCGACTTTACCGCCAGCGCAGACAACGTGCTTATTCCCATTGACCTGGTAGTAGAAGCACAAAAGCGCGTGTACGGTATGGATGCCATGAACGGAGCCCCGCGTGTGCTGGGAGTGGACCCGGCACGGTTCGGCGACGATAAAAGCATTATCTACCCGCGCCAGGGCTTACAGGCATTTGACCCGCTTGTGTTTGAAAAACTGGATAATATGGCCTTTGCCGCGCGCATTGCCGAGAAAATAGAGGACTTCCACCCCGATGCGGTTTTCATTGACGCCGGAAACGGAGCGGGCGTAATTGACCGCCTCCGGCAGCTGAACTACCACAACATTGTGGAGGTTCCTTTTGGCGGCAAGCCCATTAAGCAAGGACAGTACCTAAACAAACGCGCCGAGCTGTGGGGCGAACTGCGCGACTGGCTAAAAGCCGGAGGGGCTTTGCCCGCCGGGGACACGGAGCTGGTAACGGATTTAAGCACGCCCGTGTATGACTTTGACAACGCCAACCGCTTGCGGCTGGAAAGCAAAGAGCACATTAAGGAGCGTTTGGGACGTTCCCCGGACCGCGCCGACGCGCTGGCTTTGACGTTTGCCGCACCTGTGCGCCCGCAACTGGACCCGCGCACCGAGCGCAGCGCACGAAACGCCACTTACGAAATGGAGTATGAACTATGACACAAGTAGATATTTGCAATATGGCCCTGGCCCACTTAGGACAAGCCCCTATCAATGCCACCACCGACCAAAACGAAAGAGCCCGGCGGTGTGCGCTGTTTTACCCCGTGGCACTGGACAAACTTTTAAAATGCCACCCGTGGCGTTTTGCCGATACCACCGCCCAACTGGCCACAGTGGATGCTTCCCGCATCCCACCGCCGTATAAGTACGCCTATGCCCGCCCGGCTAACGCTTTGCAAATTAACAAAGTATTTAACGAAACGCCCGGGCAGTTTAAGTTTTTTGAAGCGTCCGACGCGACAGGCCGGATGCTGGTAACGTATGAGCCCGTTACTTACGTGAACTATACACGTAAAGTAACCGATACGAATTTGTTTGATGCGGCCTTTGTGGAGGCACTCTCGTGGGAGCTGGCACACCAGCTGGCCCCTACGTTGACCAAATCCAACGAAGATGTAACACGCACCCAACAACAAGCCCTCATTACCTTAGACCAGGCGCGCTATCAAAACCGCGCCGAGGGCAATAACGAGCTGGATATTAAAAGCTCGTATTTAAGCCAACTGTAAAAGGAGCTAGTATGCAAGAACCAACAAACACCCAAGCACAACCCGCAGCAGCCGCCGCAAACGCGGCCACTGACGCCTCCGCCGCCGCAGATACTATTTTAACGGGCGGCCAACAGGAACCCGCAGCCGGAGCCGCCGCCGGGGCCGACACCGCCGGGACCGACGCCGGAGCCGCCGCTACCCAAGCGGCCGCCGCAGGAACCATTTTGACGGGAGCCGCAGCGAAAGCGGGCGAAGCAGGACAAGCCGCCGATGAGGACGGCAAACAGCAGGACCCAAAAGGGCAAAAACAGCCCGGCCAACAGGCCGCTGATGAGCCCTTGCAGGGAATTGAGGGTATGCAATACGCAGACGGCGAACTGGACGAACTTTCGGCCATTGCCAAAGCGCATAACATCCCCGCGGCCGCAGCCACCGAAATTTTAAAGTGGCAGGCCAAATATGCCAGCGAAGCCGCCGCGCACATGGACGAGCAGCTTGCAGCCGAAATCAAGCAGCACGTACACGATGAAGCGGTTAAAAACGCCAAGCTGGTACACAAGGAATGGGGCAGCGACGCAAAAGTAGTAGCCGAAAATGAGGCAGCTGTTGCGTTGGCAATGCGCCATTTCGCAGATGACGACTTCAAAGCCCTTATGAACTCCACAGGGCTGGGAAGCCACCCCGCAGTAGTTAGAGTGATGCTAAAAGTCGGTAAGGCAATTAGCGACGATAAATTTATTGCGGGCCGACTAGGGGGCGGAAGTGAGCCACAAGACCTGGCGCACCGTATGTTTCCCAACGTCAATAAAATCAAATAACGAGGTTGAAAATGTCTAACTTGACACTTGTTGATTTAATGTCCCGCTTAGACCCCAAAGGCAATGTTGCCCCCGTGGCCGAAGTGTTGGCAAAAAACAACGCAATTATTAACGACCTTGTGTTCACGGAATGTAACGACAAAACCGGGCACAAGAGCGTTATTCGCACGGGCTTTCCTACCGTAGGTTGGCGCAAACTGAACTACGGCGTAGCCCAAAGCAAAAGCGAAACCCAACAGGTCCGTGATGATACCGGGATGTTGGAAGCCGTCAGCGCGGTGGACCGCGTAACGGCTGATATGTCCAAAGATAAAGCCGAGCTCTTTATGACCGAAGCGTCCGGCTTTTTGGAAAAGATGAGCCAGGAATGGGCAGACACCATTTTTTACGGTGATATTGGCTCCGCTCCGGCGAAATTTAACGGCTTAGCAATGCGTTACAGCAAAGTTTCCGGCACTGCCCCCGCCGTTAAAAACGTCATCAATGCGGGCTCTACCAGTGCCACTGGTAACACTTCCATTTGGCTCATCGGCCACGGCGACGGAAAAGTTTTCGGTATCTACCCCGAGGGCTCCAAAGCCGGGCTCTACAAAGATGAACCCGAATTGGACAAACGCTGGCCGGACGGCAACGGTGGAACCTATGAGGCGTATGTAACCCGCTTCAAACTCCACACGGGCATCTGCGTGCGCGACTGGCGTTATGTGGTGCGCATTGCCAACATCAAATCCGACAGCTTGAACGCTTCTTCCTTAATGGACTTAATGATTAAGGCCAAACGCTTGCTGCCGTCTTTGAACGCGTGCAAACCTGTGTTCTACGCCAACGGCGAAGTATTAACCGCGCTTGAACAAGGGCTCTACGGCAAAAGCAACGTACATCTTACGTTGGCTGATGCTCAAAGCGGCATCCAGGAATTGCGCATGACGGGTATTCCTGTGCGCCAATGCGATGCTATTTCCAGCAACGAAGCCAAATTGGTATAGGAGGGTTCTATATGATTTTTGACAAAGAACTGGAAATTTTAAACGAACAAGCCATTACTAGCTCCGCTGTAACCAGCGATGCTAAGTATTTGGGCAAAACCAAAGCTGCCCGGGCGTGCACCCTCGTAATTACGGGGCACGACTTGGCCGGAGGGACGGCTATTCAAATTGAGCTGATTACCTCCTCTACATCTGCCTTTTCCAGCTCTGCCACTATCGGCAGCTGGGCGGTAGATTTAACCGCAAGCCCTATGCTCCAGGTACAAATTCCTTACACCGTTAAGGAATATGTAAAGGTAAAGGCCACCCCCACGGGAACCTTTACCGCCGGGAAAATCTCGGCTGATATTGCATACGGCCCGGAACTGGCCGCTGTCTAAGGTAAAGACAAGGTAAAGGGGCGGCGACCCCGCCCCTTTAATAAAACTATGAACTATACACGCACCCAATACTCTTTTGCATCCGGCGAAATGACACCTGACTTGTTTGGCCGGGCGGACCTGGAAAAACACCCCACTAGCGTGGCCGTGGCACAAAACTTTTTACTCAAAGTGCAAGGCGGCCTCTATTCGCGCCCCGGTATGAAATTTTTATCTTTACGCAAACAACAAAACAAAACCGTGGCGTTTGCAAAATTTATCTTTTCCCCGACCGACTGCTGCGTGGTAGAATTTGGCGACGGATACATCCGCTTTTTAACTTCCGCCGGATATGTGCAAAAAAACAATGCGCCCTATGAAATTTTAAGCCCTTTTACACCCGCCGATTTTAAATATATTTCCTACGACCAAAGCGGCGATATTATCTATTTGGCCATTAGAGGCAAACACCCCAAAACTTTAACGCGCTACGGCACAACCGACTGGCGGCTGGAGGACTACGAGCCCGAGAACGGACCCTTTGACACCGACAACGGCGACCTGGCCGCGCTTACGCAAGTAGGGTCTGCCTGGCTTTTAACACAACTGACGGGCTACCAATTTACAAACCAGGACGTAGGCAGCAAATTTAAACTTGAGAAAGAATTTGACGCGCAAAGTTTTTCTTTCACGCAAAGCAACTCCACCACCGCCGCCGAACTTTTAACCAAAGTGTTTTTGTGCTGCGGGACCTGGCAGCTGGATACCACCGGGACCTGGACAGGAACACTCAAAGTGCAGTACAGTGAGGACGGGACTACCTGGCGCGACTACCGCAGCTATTCTGCCACCAACACCGCAAATGTTAATTCGTCCGGCGAGATTTCCGGGCGCATCCGTTACTTGCGCATTGACGCAACCACCTGGACCAGCGGAACCGTGTATATTCAATTCCGCGTGAACAGTTTTACGTACAACCTCTACGGGCAAGTCCTGTCCGTAAATAACGCCCGCGAGGCATACGTTACGCTTAGCAACATTGACAGCATTGCCGCCAGCCAAATAGCCGGGACGGTTTCCTATACCTCCTACACGATGCCGACAATGACGTCAAACACTGCCCCGGAGGGCGAAGCGTTCTACGTGCAGCCGGGCTATACGGGCAAAGTAACCCAAGAGGACGGGACCACCGAAAGCACCGTATATAGTAACGCCTACAAAGCGTTTAACGGCAGCACCAGCGTAAATGCAGACGTGCCCGTGTACGTGTTTAAGCAGGGGCCCAAGCTGGGGTATAAGTTTAATTCCCATAAAAATTTATCGGGCATTTCCGTT